GAAGTGGTGAAGATCAACCGAAACGGGAAGGTCGAAGAGCGTAAATCTGAGCACAAGAAACATGAATGGAACCCTCCTCCTCTTATAGACCCTAGTCCCATTGTGGATATGACCGAGGTCCAAGATGAGAAGGATGACGCCCTTCAGATCCTACTGGAGGAGAACCAAAAGCTCACGGATAAATTGACCTTAGCTGCCCTGCCCGAGGAGGATCGCTTCTTGGCTGAAATGGAAATAGAAGATCTACGGGAAGAACTAAGGTTAACCAAGATAGAACTGGAGGCTGTTAAGATTTCTAGAGATCAGTTCCAAGCAGAAAATGCACAGATGAAGCGACAAATTGCCGCGATGCAGAGAAGCAAAGCGACAAATTAACAATGATTCACTATCATGGGTTGCCAATTACGCCAGCTACCGTGGCGGTCAAGGCTATTGAAGCTGGTCATGCCTTTGTTTCTTTTGCCCATCCTGATCAACTATCCGTGGCAATAGAAGTGTGTCAATCTTTTGCCATTGACAATGGTGCTTTTTCGGCTTGGAAAAGTGGCAAACCAGTTGAGGATTGGAATCATTTTTATGATTGGGCATTAAATTTAAAAAGAATCCCATCTTGTGACTTCGCTGTGATTCCCGATGTTATAGATGGCACAGAGGCTGACAATGATGCCCTGCTGCGGGACTGTCCATTACCCAATTGGTTTGGTGCGCCTGTCTGGCATATGCACGAAAGTTTAGAAAGACTTGAGCAACTTGCAAATACTTATGTTCGTGTTTGTATTGGAAGTTCGGGAGAATATGCGTCAGTTGGCAATCAGATATGGTGGATACGAATTAGCCAAGCCATGAGAATTATTTGTGATGATTTTGGTAGACCATCTTGCAAACTTCATGGATTGAGGATGCTTGATCCCTCTGTTTTCACGAAACTACCATTTTCATCAGCAGATAGCACCAACATCGGGAGGAATGTTGGGATTGATAACAAATGGAAATCAGGAAATTACCCGCCCCCCACAAAGGAGGCTAGAGCTCAGATTATGAGATCAAGAATAGAGTCATTTAATTCTCCACCCCTATGGAATTTTTATCAACCAATGAAACAGGAAACACTTCTATGAATACATACAAAACCAAATTTTTTGTACGCTGCCCCGTAAACAATGAAGAAATATCTTATAAATTTGAAATAAAAATAAACAAAAAAATTTTAGTTGAGGAAATATTGGATTTTGTTAATAAATTTGATGTTGGATTCCATGAAGACATAGCAGATGAATTGTTTGAAAAGTTTGGCGGCGTTCAAAAAATTGACGCCAATCATCATGGGGTTGTAATTCATACCGAAAGAAAATGATGATCATTGCTCTATTAACATATGCGTCTTCAATGATTGCGGCAAATCTTTTGGTTGCCACATTTGGTCCATCAATCAGTCCGATAAATGCATTTTTATTGATTGGACTAGACCTCACGCTTAGAGATTGGTTGCACGTCAGGATTAAAACATGGCAAATGGGCTGCTTAATCATAGGCACAAGCGCATTAACTTACTTGCTAAATCCTGCAACTGGGATGATTGCAATAGCCTCTGCTGTTTCTTTTTTTGTTGCAGCATTGGTGGATTGGTCCGTGTTTTTAAAGATCACGGGATCTTGGATCAAGCGGACAAACATCTCAAATGTTGCTGGTGCTGCTGTTGACTCTTTGCTTTTCCCAACCATTGCATTCGGTGTTTTAATGCCTGAAATTATTGCGCTTCAGTTCGTTGCTAAAATTTCTGGGGGGGCAATTTGGTCTGTGCTTCTTAATAGAAAATAATTATTTTAAGTAGGGATATTTAACCAATACCCAAGCGGATGGGTTTATCCGCAGAGGAAATATGCTACAACTTAGACCTTATCAGGAGAGGGCTATCGAAGCCCTGCGTGACGGATTTGCGAGGGGATTTAAGAGTCAAGTACTCTACGCCCCCACGGGAGCGGGTAAGACCGAGATGGCTATTGCGCTACTCGATGCTACAAAGAGGAAACTAAACTCATGTGGGATGATCATGGACCGGATCATCCTATGCGAACAGACCTCTCAAAGACTGGAGAAGTATCAGATAGACCACGGCGTTTTGATGTCGGGGCATTGGAGATACAGACCGTATGAGAAGATCCAAATCTGCTCCGCCCAGACCCTTGAGAAGCGGGAGATGTTCCCTGACTTCTCCTTGGCTGTGATTGACGAATGTCATACAGTCCGAGAAAAGATTGCGGAGTACATCCGAAACAACCCTAACATGAGAGTGGTAGGACTTTCAGCTACACCCTTTACCAAGGGTATGGCTCTGACCTACGACAACATCATCTCTACGGTCACAACCCAACAGTTGATGGATCAGGGAGTCCTAGTTCCATTGAAGATTTATGTCGCCAAAGAGATCGACATGAGCGGGGCTAAGAAGGTCGCGGGTGAATGGAGCCAAGCCGAAGCTACGGAACGTGGACTCAAGATCACGGGCGATATCGTAGCGGAGTGGGTTAAAAAGACCCATGAGATATTTGGCAAGCCGGAGAAGACTATCGTATTCTGTTCCGGCGTAGCACATGGTATGGAACTGTCTAAGAAGTTCGCAGAACAAGGATATAACTTTGTCTCTGTCTCCTATCACGATACGAATGATGAGAAGCAGGAAGTCATTAGAGAGTTCTCTAAACCTGATTCATCCATTCATGGACTCGTAGCCACAGATGTACTTACAAAGGGATTCGATGTTCCTGACGTGAAGATCGGCGTATCGGCAAGACCTTTCTCTAAATCCCTATCCTCTCACATCCAGCAGATGGGCAGGGTGATGCGGGGACATCCATCCAAACAATTTGCAGTCTGGCTTGATCACTCGGGGAACTATCTCAGATTTTTTGAGGACTGGCAGGAAATCCTACACGATGGCGTTTCCCAGCTAGACGATGGCAAAGAGAAACCCAAGAAAGAAAAGACGGAGAAGGAAAAGAAAGAATCCAAGTGTCCTAAGTGTGGCTACTTTTGGAAAGGTTTGTCTGTCTGTCCGGCTTGTGGCTGTACTAGGGAGAGGAAGAGCCTAATCGAATCCGTCCCCGGCGAGATGGAGGAGTTGGGGGCTTTCAAGTTCGAGGATAAACAAAAGTTCTGGTCTGAGTTACAGTTCCAAAAGAAGTATCGCGGCTGGTCTGATAAGAGATGCCTAGCTACGTATCGGGAACGGTTCGGCGTATGGCCTAGGGGTCTAAACGATACAGTTGTTACCCCTTCACCTCAGACAGAAGCCTACATACATAAACGTACACAAGCGTACATCAGACAAATGAAGAGGAGATAAATGGACTTCATCCAAGCCTGTCAGATTCACGGGATACTGATTGATAACCTACCTCCGTTCGGTATATGGAAGCGGTATCCGACAGAGACACACCCAAGAAAGAGAAACGGCGCGGTCAAGTGGATGGGAGATCATGGGTTCATTCAGGACCACGCGAGAGATACAGAGGTCATCGTGTGGAAAGGGCAGGAATTACCTCGGCATGACTTGGGGCAGATGATCCTAAAAGCCCAGCAGGATACTTTGAGAAGGCAGAAGTTAGCCTCTCAGAAAGCGGCTTACATTCTCAACAACTCAGAAAATGAAACCCATGAGTACATAAACAGGAAGGGGTTTTGTAACCTAAAGGTTCCAGTTTTTGAGGGAAAAGCCGTTATCCCGATGAGGATCAACGGATCTTTAGTTGGGTGTCAAATGATCTCGCCTGACGGATCAAAAAGATTCCTGTCGGGGCAGGTCACGGCGGGAGCCAGTCTGACCATTGACAACAAAGGGATGAACTATCTAGTCGAGGGATACGCCACCGCTTTAAGTCTGAGAGCCGCACTAAAACATATCGGCGTGAGATATACGATACACGTCTCATTCTCTGCGGGGAACATGGCTAAGTTAGCTAAGAGCCTCACCAAAGGGATGATTATCGCTGACCATGACCCAGTAGGCGAAAAAATAGCCCGTGAGTCGGGCTGGTCTTACTTCATATCGGGAAAAGAGGGGGAAGACTTTAACGACCTTCACCTTCGGGTTGGTCTTGAGGCGGCAGCGGCTCAATTAAGGGCAAAACTCTATGGATTTTGAAGCGTGAGGGGATGACTCTCTCAAGTATTTCCCTGAGAGAATCACCCTCCATGTCCATAGAAAAATGGACTTCTTCGTCAGATAACTCAATCCTATAAATCAATCAATCCTCTCGACCTTAACGGTCTCAACGTAGTAATCCTCGACCACGGACGGATCAGGGTCAAACTGCTCATGGGCTAGATGGCTGGCTTCTGTCTCATCATTTGCCAAGATGGTAAACGTCTGCTGAGATACCGCCCGAATGGTGACAGAGTAACTATTCATTTTCCCTCCATTGTAACTAACTTGTAGTCTATGATCTTGAAAGGTGCATGACCCCGATATTTCATGTTCTTTAGATGCTCTAAAGAGTCAGCATAGAAAGCTATGTGATCATCAGGAACTCCAGCGGTGTCGCAATTCGTCCCCTCGTCATAGTCCATCAATGAGATATAAATCTCTTCTTTTTCGTCCGTGTCTGCCCACTCTACAAAAGCGCGAGCGCCTATGATCTCTTCACCTGACTCCAGTTCAGGGGGGACAATCGTCTGATTAAATTGCAATTTCATATAAGCCTTTCATAAGATGCCAACACTAAAAAAATAAAACAAACTGCGATCATGTAGAACACAAAATTCCTGACCTTCCGGCGGGAAAAGTCTGACTCAATCCCCAATAGTGCGGCTTGTACCTTCTCGCCCTCTTTGGTTACGTGATTTTGCTGCGGGAAATAATTTCCCCCGATAAGCACTTTTCCGGTGTTGTACGGCTTGTACTTCACCTCATAGTGAAACCGTTTCGGCTCTTCTTTTTTGCGTCTTGCATTCATATCAAAGCCTCGGGGAATTCGTCCCAAAATTGTTTTTCGATCCGCTTCAGCTCCTTGGCGGTCATCGGGCAGATCACGGGGAATGGATACCAGCTCGGGGCTTTCATCTCGCCTCCTTTCGACCGATTTCTATCAGCCTTTTGGCTTCGTCTCGGTGCTGCGGCTCTTCTTGGGCTAGCATTTCGTTTATCCATGACCCCTTTATCTCCCCTTTTTCGTACTGGTATCCAGCCACAATCCAAAAATGTTCAGGCTTCGCCATTTAGCACCTCCTGAAGTGTCCCATCACACTCGCCACGTCTCCACATGTCGGCGAATTCGTCTAGGATGCTGTCGATTTCGTCATCATCAAGATCACGCGCCTCCAGCTTTAACCTGAGTTGTCGTTCGTTCATTCTTTCACCTCTTCGCTTTTAAAAATTACCGTTCCTAAGTGCCCGATAAGCGCGCCAGCGGCAATCAGGCAAACATAATGCAGATATCCATGCCCACCCCAGCCCATCGCTAGGAAACAGCAAGCCATCAGCGTATTGAAAACAAGAAAAATTCTCTCGGTCATTCTCATCTCTCCACATATCGGGCAAAATCGCCCCATAAGCCCCAACCCGTGAGGCTTATAGAGTTTTCGCTCAACGATACAAATAGTCCACTTCCCCGATGGAGATATAGGAATAGTCCATCTTGACCTCTCTAGCGGTTGCCTCCCAGTCGATATGCACCCATGCGGGTAAGTCGCGGGGAATAGTCCCGCAATCTTCCAGCATTTCGCGGGTGTATTCGGTGAAGTGCGATTCGCGGATCAGCGTTAGGGGATACCAATCCCCACGCCATTGTTCATCGCCGCCGTAGCCCTTGAGTTCTTCGAGAACGGCGCGAAGCTGGGTAAGTTCACAATCGGGGGTCTCCAAGTGTTCGCCCATTTCTTGCAATTCTTCCAATTCTTCCACGCGCTCGATGATGTCGCGCACGTCTATGATGTCAGCGGTTAAGTCTATTGCGGTTTTCATGGTGTTGCCTTTCAGTTGGTTTTGGGGGTGGTGTCGTTTTTAAATCCGTCTGTGCTCTCAGCTTCTAATTCTGCGAGCGTTTTGGTGTCTTCTTTTACGGGCGCGCGCTCGGGGTTTTTAAACCCGTCTAAGTTCTCGTTTTCAAGTTCTGCGAATGTCTTCATGGTTTGCCTTTCGTTGGTTAAATGATCTGCATCAGTTGTGTATTGCATTACCTGGGGTTGTATCAGGCAGGTTCTGATTTGTCAAGCATGACCTGAAAATAAATTTAGATGTCCATTGTTTGGGCTTGTTGCTCGATGGCAAAGCCCAATTTTTTGATGGTGTTGAGAGCTTCCCTTGTGAGGGTTTTAGTCCCAGTCAGGTCAGCAAACAAGCGCGAAACTGGACAAGCTGGATAGGCTTGCACGATTCCATAGACTGATTTTGTGCGAATGATGATTTTCATGGTTCATTGTCCTATCAATTTGCCCGTTCTGCCCTTGGTGAACGGATGATTAAAAATGCCGGATGGCGTGAATTCGGGCGGGAATAGAATCACCTCATGGAATGGGTAAAACTGCGGTTTCTCATTTTCAGGGACAAAAATCCAGCCACCTGCGCCGTGTTCATGGCGATACGTGCGGGCATCAGCTTCATTGGCAAAGGTTTTATAAGTGTTCATGTTCATTTCCATAAAATATCAAAATAAGCCATAGCAAAAATGGCGAGAGCTGCACCAATTAGGATCGCTGTTAGCAAATCCCATGTTTGGTGCTTGCGGGGTGGTTTGTAGTGCTCATTCATGCGTGACTTTCTGCTATATCACCCCATGATGTAACCCGATAGTGTCCATTTATTCGCACCAAGGTAGGGGCATAGGTATCACCCGCATTTAGGTATAGGCATTCCCCTTGTTTGGTATCAAAACCTTCTACACCATGAAAATCACCTAGGGCATTCAGGCATTCCATGCGGATATCTTGCGTTGTGGGCGCGTGATAGCATTCATCTACGCGAGCCGCTCCAGCCGGTAGCTTAATAAGTTGCTCTCTATTCATTAGCAAAATTTCTTTTGCTTGTTTTGCTTTTTCTCCAAAAATTTCAGATAGTTTTTTAATGCTTGGTGTCTTCATAATTTTCTCCAGTTGGTTTGCCCTTTCGGGCGGGAATGGTTTAAATTGTGCTACCGTACTCAATGGCAAAAATTGGCTCTCTAGTCACCTTATCCACAATGACCATGTTATAGCCATCATCATCAACATCACCCAATGTTGGGTTTGTTATGAAACCCTCATTAGCCATTGATTGCAAGATCGTTTCAGGCCTTGCATCAAGATCGACATCAATGCTACCTACGTTAAACCATTGATTCCACTCATAGCCCTCATCTTGATTACCCCATGCGTCTATTGATAAAACCTTGAATTTGCTCATGTTTTTAGCTCCTAGTTAGTGATTGCAAAATGACAATCAAGTAACGCACCTAATGCGCTACTAGGTGTCACTTAGTCAGAATCCGGCGTAATGGTCGCAGGACAATGCGCGGTTTGCTCTTTCCTCCGCTTGAATTTCATTCATGACTTCATGGTAAATTTTTAGACCTTCGACTTGTTCGGGGGTCAAAAAGTCAGTTTCCAGTACGCGCAGCGCGTCAGAATAATTGGAGCTGGTAAACACGACTTCATTGTCACCGTTCAGAATGCAGCAAGTGCCATCAACACTTTCATGCAGTCTAAATTCCACCGTGTTAATGATTTCGTCTATTTCTGTCATGGTTTGCCTTTCGTTTGATTAATCTGCATCAGTTATCTGCTGCATTGATATGAATACTAGCAGCCAAAAAGCATTAAACCATTAGGGAAAACCCTAATAAAGCACTGATCGTTTGTACAGTAAACAACAAAAAAGCCGGAAAAACGCGCACGAAGTGCAAAGGTTCTCTACTTGTTCCCCTATAATCCCTGTAAATTCATACAGTAAATAGGATATGACACTAAGCCGCAAAGCAATCAGAGAAGCATTAGACACTACACCTATTGATCAAATTCTAGGTGTAGCAGATAAGGGCTTAACCCATAAGCAAAAGAAGTTTGCCAAAGAGATAGCTAAGGGCGCGACCAAAGCCGATGCATACAGAAAAGCCTACAAAGCCGATGCAAGCCCACACACATTGCGCAATGAGCCGTATGTGCTCGCCAGCGACCCCCGAATAAGCCGTGAAATACAAGCCTATGAGATGGCAATTAGGGCAGCAGAACATCGCACACCTAGTGCTTTGCGCGACTTGGTGATCCATTCCCTAGTCCAAACACTCATCGACCCTGAGACCGGCGCAGCACAGCGCATACAAGCGGCAAAGGTCTTAGGAAGTGTCACGGAAGTGGCGGCTTTTACAGACGTTAAACAAGTCACTACTATCACATCATCAGAGGATGCTAGAGCAAAGGTAATGGCAGAGTTAAGACTACTAATGAATCAAGATGCTGAGGATGCCACTCTAATAGAAGCGGATTCGCTACTGGCTGAGCTCCACCCCCCACAGGGGGCCACAAGCGTGGAAGAGGAGTCCCGCTCAGAATTACATACTACTCCACTCGAACAAATTCCATCTTTAGACGACCCCACCCCCTCGATTGAGGAAGACCCCCCGCATATTTAAACGTTTAAATATAGATTTTATATTGTGAAAAAAAAAATATTGATTAGTGAGTCTATGCG